CAATACCTCGTCCACTCCATAGAGATTCTGTAAAGTTGCATAATGCACTACCAACCTAGGCTCTTGCTGAGAATAGTCAAAACAACCCCATGTATGGCCTTCCTCCGGCACAAATAGAGCTCTTAATTGGTTTCCCATATCACTCCCTGTTCTAGGTATTTGCTGTAAATTTGGATGAGTCATTGAAAATCTTCCTGTAATGGTTCCACCAAACTCTGATCTTAACTGATTTATATCTGCATGTATTCTACCTTTATGAACATATCTAAAGATAGATTCCATAAAAGTAGTTCTAGCTTTATTTGCTTGTCTAGCATTATTAATTAAATTTATAGTATATTCACTATGATTTTTTAAAAAATTTTTAGTAAAGCTAGGTGCGCGTGTCTTTTCTGTTTTTGGATAAGGTAGTTTTAAATGATCAAATACTTTTGCGATAGATCTTGCAGCCCAAAGATCAGGAGCAAATCCTATCTCGTCTTTTATCCCTTGTATCATTTTGTTTTCTATTTTTATTAAATCCTTTTCCACCTTTTCAGCGTGATCTAAATTTATTCTAACCCCTCTTGCTTTCATCTCTACTAAACATGGAAATAAAGAAGTTTCTAATTCAAAAATAGAATGTAAATCTTGATGTGTTATTTCTTTTTTAAGTTCTTGCCATAAAGCTAATGTTATTTCTGAGTCTTTTTCAGCATATTCTCCCACATACATTGCGGGTAATTTATACATCTCAGCTTTAGGGTCTATACCCCAAGCCTGTGCCGCCTCTGTTAGTGCACTTTCATTTTTAGACATTCCCGTATACTGTTTAGAAACATTATTTAAGTCATAACGCATCCTATTTTCATCAATTAAAGAAGTGGCTATCATTGTATCTATGATTGTCCCATAGACTTTAACCAACATACGTCATACATTGCATTATGAAATATTTTGTCAGCGCCTGTTTTTAAAACATCCTTAATCCAAGAAATAACTTTTTTCTTATCCATATTACCACCACCTTCATGGGCTATTGGAAAGTAACCAGCCCAGTCTTTTACAGCAATCGCAAATCCTACTACTTCGCCAGCTCCTCTAAACATACCTGGTCCCATTTTCTTTAGTTCAGGATCTTTGGTTTCTAAATCAATTGCTATCTCGTCATACTTTGATAAGTCTGGAAATGAATTGGGATGTACCCATTCTGTTTGTGGTTTGAAAAGTGGTTTTTGTATCATTTAATTATTCCCCATGAGTTAGATTGTTTTTTTTCTTTTTCTTCTGGGTAATCACGATCAATTGCCATTTGACAATAATGAATTGCTTTCTCCAAATCTTGCTTTTGTCCTTTCTGCTTGTGCCTGCATAAATATTTTATAGCGTTTCCTTCAGCAAAAGGCAAATTATTTTTATTTATAAATTCTGATGGTTGTATAACCATCGAAGAGTAATGTGTTCCTCCAATTTGTTTTTTATAAACATCACTCATCTTCATCCTCCTTTTCATATTCTGGAAAATTATCTTCCCAAACTTCTTTTTCTTGTCTTCTAATAAATCTCTCTAATTCTTCTTCACTCATTATACCTCTAACATCTCAAAAGATCTTTCTCCTATTTTTGCACGAGGATGTGGCCTGTACATATATAAATTTTCTGAAGATCTCGTTACAGCAACATATGCACAACGTATTTCTTCTCTTCTAAATTCTGGTGTTTTTTCTCTAAAATTTTTGTAACAAAGACTGCTCCAAACATCACAAATTACCACATTTTTTGCTTCTAAACCTTTTACGGAATGAATAGTTCCAATAAGTATTTTTGTATTCATTAAAGTTTTATCTTTCTTATAAACTTCAACTATATAATCATGTGCCTCATCTGCGTCTAAGAAAAGAGATATAGTTTGCCCACTAGAAACGTAAGTTTGATTTTGAACATCTTCTTTAGAAAATCTTATATAATCAAACCATTCCTTATTTATATTAAATTCTTTTTTAAAGATATTTCTCTTGACTAAATCGTTATAATCATAATAATTATCCGACAAAAATATCTCACTTTTTTCTGGTTTATGTCTACTCTTAACTATGTTAAGATAACTAGCTTTAATTTCTTGTATCAACTTACAAACTTGTCTACCATCTAACTTTTCATTATTTTTTAATTTTTCCCAAATATTTAAAATATCTCTGACTTTTTGTTTAATAGAATAATTGTAGGAGTTTCCAGAACCAGCTTTTGCTTTTGTTTTCCAAAGTATATTATTTTCCATTAAAATTTTTTTGTATGCAAAAGTTTTTGTAGTGGTCCTGGAGCACATTATCCAGTCATCTTGTTCCACAATGTTAAGAATAGAGTAGAGATCCTCTCCCATTTCTATAATATTTCCATCCACTTCAACACCATTTTTTATTTTTGGACCAAATTTTTTTTCCTTCCTAAATTTAGGGGATATATTACTTATTATTTTTTGTGAAAAATTTAATATTTTTTTAGGTAGTCTATAAGACCTGTCCAGAACCTGTTCTTTGTGGGAATCATATTTTAAAAATAGTTCTGGTGTACCACAGTTAAAGCCAAAAATAGATTGATCATCATCTCCAGCTAAATAAATTTCTCCCTGTTTATTTATAATTTTATTTATCACTGCCCACATTAAGGGGTTTAAATCTTGGCATTCATCAATAAATACAATCTTGTACTTATTGAAAATAACCTCTGGTTTTAAAGCCAGGGTCAGCATATCTGTAAAATCCATAATACCATAAGCTTCTTTAAAATCACGATATGCATCGTAGGTAAATTCTAAATCTCTTCTTTCTATATTTCCGTAAGAGTAATCTTCTTGTTTTTCGTCAAAATAATAACGAACAGACTCCCAAGTATCTCCATATTCATAATAAGATCTTCCTTTGTTTATAAGCTCTAGTTTTTTTCTTAAAATAGTGTTATCTTCTTCTTCATCCTCATCCATTTCATCTTCAACTTTTTTATATTCATCTTTAGCCCACCATTCTGATCTAGGCATATTTATGGCTCTATAAAAATTTTCTTTATCTTTCTTTGAAAATAAAGTTGGTTCTGGTTTTGGTAGAGCGTGCTTGCACATTGCATGTAAAGTCTTTATAGGTTCTAATTCCTCATCTACAAAATTTAGATCTTTCTTGCATCTGTCTTTTAAATTTTGTGCGGTGGCCCTTGAATAACCTACTAGAAGAACATCTTCTTTTGCATACCCATAATCTAGTTTTTCTTTTAAAATTTTTAATATAGTGTGAGTTTTCCCTGTCCCTGGAGGTCCAAAT